GGCCTGTGAGCCCTCTAGGGTATGGGTTGAACATAGGTCGAGCGACAGCGCGGCCGAGTGTGGTTCCCAAATGCACTCACCCATATTTGTAAGGGTACGGGTTAGTAAGCCTAAATCCCGAGGATGCGCTGCGGTGTGCTTAGAAACCACCAAACCGTATGCCTATGGCTCTACCACCCCAGCCAACCATTGTCGCATGTGCGTACAACGGCAGGGGTTCTGAAGTAATGTTCCATGGGCGCCCGATGCAAGGGGCCCATGGAGGTCCTATACGTGTGCAGCTGGACCTTAATCTGCAGCCATCCCCCACACATCTCATTACAACCAATGGCATCACTCGTTATTGCCTTCACAGCCGTAACGGCTGGTGCCTTTGGTTCCAGTGTTCTATCCTGGTTCGGGATGAGGTGGCTGGCTGTCGCCGAGCCTAAGCCCCTCATCCCAAGTGCCCGCCGCGAAGCCGATGTGTATGAATCGGTGCGCACATTTATAAATGACGCGGTGGAGGATGACGTGCCAAGTGAAGGCTGGGGCATACAAGATGCCCTGAGCTTTGTTGGAGCTACGGGGACCGTGCCAGCGGCTGGCAGGCGGAGATTCGCAAGCAAGGTAGCCCATGTTATCAAAGGACGACTGGGCTACTTACCAACGCGAACTGAAGCCAACCGCATGATGGTGGGCAAAATGGTCCGTGATTATATGCGCGAGGTTCATGTCCGTGAGGATCACGTCTCACGGCATTTACCACTGGCCACAGCTTTGGTCTTTGTGCCGACTCCACACGAAATTGACGCCAACGCTATGCTGGCTGATCGTGTAGTGATGGAGATGGATCGCATGGGCCGCGCACCGTGGTTAGTTCGTCGTGCTGAGTCATGGTGCCCCCCGTGGCTTGCGTGGATTTTGCGAATCCAGCCCAATCCTGGGCTGCAATTCGTGAAATAGGGGGGCCTCGAGTCGACTGCGGGCTTCACCACTAGGATCGTGCGCGGGGAGCACCCAGACATTGGTGTGAAGTTCAACACCTTTGTGAGAGGGACAGTCCCTAACGGTGGGGAGCACGTGGAACGCAGTCCGCTTGAGGAACAGCGGCCCAGAACGCTATACAGGTTTACCAGTCTTGGTGGGCCCAACGCGTTTGTGGTGCATAATAATAATTACTTGAACCAACGACGTGGGTTGCTGGAAAGGGTCATGTTTGTGGAGGGCCCAGGGGGAGCTTTGCAGGAGCCCCCCGCTCCAGCTGATAAGGTGTTGAGAAATAGGTTAAGGAGTTTTGCGCGTCAGTTTGACCGAGAACCCAACTGCCACCCGTGGGCCATGGAGCAATTCGTGGAGCACTACGATGGTCGTAGGAAGGTGATCTACAGTCAGGCTGCAGAAAGCCTACGAGCAGTGGCTATTCGTCGCCAAGATTCCTACCTAGCCACCTTTGTGAAGGCCGAGAAGACCGCCATCACGGCGGCAAAGCCTGACCCAGCTCCGAGACTTATCCAACCTCGGGGTCCACGGTATAACGTGGCTGTTGGCTGCTACATTTCACAACTTGAGAAGCGAGTGTATAAGCGCATTGCATATGTTTGGGGAGGTCCCACTGTGATGAAGGGTTACAATGCCAAGCAGGTTGCAAGGCATATACTGGACGCGTGGGAGGCCTCTGGCTTCAAGGAGCCGTGCGCTATCGGCCTGGATGCTTCGCGTTTTGATCAGCATGTGTCAGTCGACGCCCTCACGTGGGAGCACGAGCGGTACTTGCGCTTCTTTAAAGGGCTTGATAGAG